AGTGGTCTGTCCATCGCCGGTAATGTCACCACTGACAAGATTAAGATCGCCACTAATGGATGTGTCTCCACTAAGTTGAGTGGTTCCAGTAACAACAAGATTACCGCTGATAGTTGTATTGCCACCAATGCCAACATCACCAGTAACAGTAAGGTCTCCTGTAATGACACAGTTATTATTTATTTGCATAGAGGTAAATGTACCAGCCCCTGCTGAGCTACCGCCTATAGTTACTCCGTCTATCGTACCACCATCAATGTTTGCAGTTGTGATATCAATTGAGGCAATAACATCTTGTTCTATTGCATTATTTAATTCTGCTCTTGTAATTTTCTTTGTAATATTTGTACTTGAATCAACAACAAGAAATAAATCGTCACTTGCCGTTGTTGATCCAGTTATAGCTGTCATTTCTGATATTTTTTGAACAGGCATTAACTAACTCTCCAATTTACATTTCCTGAAGATTTACTGAGCTCACTAAGTCCCCATACAAGTGCATCCAATCTATCTGGCGATGTCTGAAAAGACCCTGTATAACTTATCATCTGATCTTCTAAAACTGGAAAAGAACCAATATGGTGTACTTTGTTTTGTTCATATAACGCTGATATTGGCTCTGCTCTAACAATCTTTCCTCTTGTTGCATGCACAGCTTTATAAGGAACTTGATTATCTACGCTTCTTATTAATCTTTCCACTAAGTCACCACCATTATTTGTTTCAGCAACTATTCTATCAGCACTATATTCGTAAAAAAGATCAACTGCTTTTCTTGCCCATGCATCAGCCGAAAATCTGCCCGAACTATCTTCAAGAACATAATAACGATTATCTTGTCCTTTGCCAACAACAATTATTCCAGTTTCGTCACTTGTTTGTTTTGACGTGACAGCAGGGTCAATTGCAATTACAACTCTCTTAAAATCAGGAATGTCCTTTTTTTCTTTTCTTGACCTATCAATTAAATGCATTGTCCATAATGCACCCTCAACTTCTTCAATAATTTCTGCGTATAATTCTTGTCTTCCTAGTGATGTATTTTCATATTTTTCTTTAAGTAGTTTTAAAGATGATTCTGCAAGATTTTCTGCATTATCAAATGTACTTCCTTTTATAAGTACAACATCATCACCATTTCTTTTTACTAAATCTTTTATTAACTTACTTGGTCTTGGGGTTGTTGTAATAACAAGTTTTGGATTTGTACCTAAACGTAATCCGAACATCATTTGATCATAGGCTTCTGGATATCTCCATGCCGCTAATTCATCAGCCCATATTCTATGAAACTGTGGACCTCTAAGCCTGTCAGGTTCTATTGCCGCATATCCTTGTATAACAGAACCATTCCATAATTTTATTTCCATGGCAGACCTATTATATGATTTAGATTCACTATCCAAATAACACTCTCGTGGTAAATTTTTTAAAAGACCACTTGGTCCTTCAAAACAAACTCGCCTTAAATCACCAGACGTAGGTGCTATAACTCCACATATTGTATTAGGATTTTTTATTGCATAGGTAATTATACTTTCTGCACCAGTTCTTGTCTTTCCCCAACCTCTTCCTGCTAAAACAAGCCAAATCGACCAATCGCCATTGGGATCAAGTTGCTCTTTTCTCGCCATTTGATACCAATTTGTTCTACTATGAAAAGCAATTGTTTCTTTTTCATCAAAACTTTTTGAAAGATTTTCAACATATTTAAGGTCGTTAAATTGTTTTTGACCTGTAACAATGTTCATTTATTTTTTGCCAACTTTTCAACTATATTTAGTGCATCAGTCAATCTTGTTGTTGATTTATCTTCTGTAACAATATCATGCTTATCTCTTTGACCTAAAAGTTGTTTGCCAAGCCATATAGCCATTGTTGGGTTATTTGTTTCATCAAGAATTTGTAATTGTTTTCTTCTAAGGGACAATTTTCCTTGATTTCTTCCTTTATCTATTGACCTTCTTACAGCTTCATCGTTTGTATACTTATCTTCAAGAGTTCGTAAAGGAATATCAAAAAATGCGGCAATTTCTGGCATAGTACAATTTAATCTGCAAATTTTTTCTAAATCTGCAAGGTCAAGATTTGTTTTTGGTCTTCCTACACTTCTCTTTTTTACTTGTGCCATTTTTTTTATATACCACGAAAATTAAAATTTTACAGCTTGTCTTCAAAGTATTTAATAGTTTTTTGCAATCCTTCCTCCAAATCTACCCTTGGAAACCAATCTAAATGTGTATTTGCACTTTGTATATCTGGTAATCTTTGTGTAGGGTCATCTTTTGGTAAGTTTTTATATACAATTTTGCTTTTACTGTTTGTAAGGTCAATTACCTTTGATGCTAATTCTTGTATTGTAATTTCTTGTGGATTACCTAAATTTATTGGATATGATAATACTTCGTCATAATCTGCGTTATGTAAAACATTTTTTGTTTCCATAAGTTTTACAATTCCTCTAATTAAATCATCAACATAACAGAATGACCTTGTTTGTTTACCAGAACCATATACAGTTATATTCTCATTTCTAAGTGCCTGAACAATAAAGTTTGATATAACACGACCATCGCCTATACCCATCATTGGCCCATATGTATTGAATATTCTTACAATGGAAATATCTGTTTTATATTGCCTCTGATAATCCATACAAATTGTTTCTGCACATCTTTTACCTTCGTCATAACAGGCTCTTGGACCTATTGGATTAACATTACCCCAATAAGTTTCATTTTGTGGATGCTCTAATGGGTCTCCATATATTTCGCTTGTTGATGCTTGTAAAAAATCAATATTTAGTCTTTTTGCAATTCCTAACATATTTATTGTACCTAACACGCAAGTTTTAAGTGTTTGTACTGGATTTTTTTGATATTGAATTGGAGATGCAGGACAAGCTAAATTATATATTTGATCAACTTCTACATATAAAGGAAATGTTATATCATGCCTATAAAATTCAAAATTTTCATAATATAATAAGTCTTTTATATTTTCTTTGTCCCCTGTATATAAATTATCTACACACAAAATTTCGTGCTTTTGTTTTAATAAATATCTACAAAGATGTGAACCAAGAAAGCCTGCACCACCTGTAACCATTATTCTCATGCTGTTGCCTTATTTGTAACTGTAAATGAAACTGTTTTACTTACATTTTCTTTTGACATCTTTCTTACAAGTGGTTGTTTAAATTGATTATAATCCACATGATGATGCCATCGTCCATATTTTCTTGTTAATCTTGCTACATCTGGATGCTCCCTAACAAGCATATTACTTTTTTCAAGAGTGCCATCTGCATATAATTGTTCGTTACCACCCTTTACTGTAAGTGTTGTACTTTTTTCTTGTAAAAACATATTAAATAAAATTGTACAATACCCTGCTTTTAAAATGTCTAACGACAAAATTGTATCTTCATTAAATCTACCACGCCAACGGAATGGAATATCTGTTTTAATTAAATTACAACTATAAATTCTTGAATTTAGAAAAAATGGTGGTTTTTTTAATCTTGCAGGATGAAAAAAGGTATAATGAGGTCCTGCCATGTAAACGTTTTTATACCTAAGTACAAAATCTTCCATAGCTTTAAATATTTTACCATTTCGTACTTTAACCTTCTCGTTATGATTTAAAATTCTAAATGATTTTATATTATCATCCATTATCCAATGCCATTTATGACCTTCTTTTTTTGCAATATCCCAAATAAAATTTCTCGCAGGACCACTTCCAGTAGGAACATCAATTCCCTTATCATCACAATATTCGTATTTTTTCTTTGTTTCCATATCCAGAACAATAATTTTTTTTTCATCTTTTATATTTTGTAAATACAAATCATATTCATCAGGTTCAACAATAAGTCTGTAAGGCACACCCATGTAATCTAGGTATGTTGCCGTAAAATTAGTTTTATATCTTCCCTTTGTAGGTATAAATAATGGAAACTGTGGATTTATATTATTCATATCTTTTATTTACTGTATCCATACTTTCTTGTTGTGGATACCAAACAGTTTTGGTTTTTTCTGTTAAAGGTTGTTGTATCAGGTCTGCAAATTTTTCTCTATCTGTCTCACAGGTAAAATGTACAAAAATTGTTTGATAAGGTGTTTTATCTCCTTGAACAAACTCAGGCATATTTTCCCATTCACCTGAAACGTCTAGAACTGTATTACTATCAATCATTGGTAATAATTCGTTATTATCAAAGGCAAGAATATCTAAATCAAAACCTTCTGCATTAAGTTCTTTTACTTGTTCCCATAATCTATCTGTATCCCAAACAGAATTAAGAGTTATTTTATTATCAGCAATAACAAGTGCCTTTTTTTGTTTATCATTTAAATTTGTTACTTTTACAGTTGGTATTGTTGTCATTTTAAGCATCTCTGCCGCTAAAAATCTTCCATGACCTGCTAAAATTGTATTGTTTTCGTCAAGTAAAATTGGATTTACAAAACCAAATTCAGAAATTGATTTACAAATTTGTTTTACTTGTAATTCTGAATGTACTCTAGGATTATTTTGAAATGGTTTTATTTCTTCTAAAGGTTTATTTTCTATTGCCAATTCAGTCATATTTTTCCTCATAAATCTTTTTTTGCTCATTAAAACTAAATTTTACAAGACCAATATTCCCATATATGCCTTGTTCTCTTATTTTTCTTGTGATTAATTGTGTTGTATTGTTCTCAAAATCTCTATGAATAACCAATCCAACATCACACATATTTGCCCAGTGAGCAGAGCCACTTACTTGATATAAATCTGGTGGTGGTATTACGCCACTTTCGTTTCTATGTAATTTATGTGGGTGTGCAACCATCCATACTACAATTTGGTGGTTTCTTGCAAATTTCTGACATTTTGCAATTATATCCCTAATATGTTCATCTTCTCTTTTATTACCATCTCTATCAGGACTTATTTGATTAAATGGGTCAATAACTAAACCATTTATACCATATCTTTGTTTTGCTCTTTTTGCCTTTGACAAGATAAATTCAATACTTGGTATATCGTCAGTATTTTCAATAAATTTAAAATGATTATCTAAAAAATCTATACCACCATTAAGCTCATCTTGATTTATTCTTTCATGAATACCTAAGTGAAATGGTTTTCTACATCTTTTTTCTAATAATCTTGTTACATGATTTGCAGTAGAATGTTCTGGTGAATATATTGCAAACCTCCAACCTTCATTTTCTGCTAAATTAAGAAGTATTTGATCCAGAAAATTACTTTTTCCGTGGTTTGGAATACCTGTAATTAAATGAAAAGTTGCAGGCATAATTTTGTAAATACTATCTAAAGACCTAAATCCTGTACTTATAGCTTTCTGAACATTGCCGTCATAAATATTTTGTACAGTTTGTTTATAATCTCTTGGTGTATGTAAACCAAGTATTGGAAATTCTTTGGCATTATCAATGTAATATTTTAATTGATCTTTCCCAAGTTTAGTAAAACACTCATTTGCATCTTTTATGTCATTTGGAAACTTAACAACCTTTGATATATCTTTTCCAAATCTATGTACCAATTCAAGTTGTAAAGCTTGCCCAGGGTCATCATTATCTGTAGCAATTATTATTTCATCTGCATCAAATATCCAATCACTTTGTCCAAGTGCCGAAAATCTTTTGTCATTTTCTTGATATTTTGCCTCTTTAGGGGCTCCGCTTGGTAAGGTAACAATATTTTTATATCCACATTCGTAAAGGGTAAGTACATCCATTTCTCCCTCAACAAATATAACTTTTTTTACATCTGCTTCTTTCCAATTATTTTGGACATTATCTATATTATATAAAGTTTGTTGCCCACCTTTTGTTTGGCTAAACTGTTTATCACTTGTTCTATTTTTTACATTTACAATTTGATCATTAAAGAAATATGGAAAACATAATTTTTGGTCATGTGTATAAAGTTTAAAAAACTTTGCTGTTTCTTCTGAAATTCCTCGTTTAAATAACCAATCAAGTGCCTGTTGAGAAATTGTATTTTTATGTGCAATATGCCCTATAAAACTTTTAACTGTATCTTGTTTTGGTGTAAATTTATCATTTAAGCCACCAACCCAACCACAATGATGGCAAGTCCAAGCTATACTTTCGTTTGTATATTCAATACTTAAAGGTGTATCTATTTTATTTTTTCTTTCATTTATACATTTTGGACAAAGAACTTTATTTTGACCATAATGCAATTTGTTTACATCAATTCCTTCTTCTCTTGCTTTTTCAATGAAACTTTTCATATTATCCTACCAGTTGATTAAGGTTTGTTTTTTCTTTTTCAAATACAACAACAGTTTCCCATCTCTCTTGATTTAACCATGTTGTACAATGTGGAATATATTTTAAATCTTTACCCATCATGTTGTTAGAAAATTTTTTACAAATATTTAATAACATATCTTCATCTATTTTCTTTTTTACATGAACAGCTTTATTGTATGACTCAAACGCTTTTCTCTTTGAACCACTATTGTTTGGATATATTTTCCAAAACTCTTCAAATTCTTTAGTGTATATATTTGGTTCTTTATGATTGGTTATATGGGGTTTCAAACTAGGTATGGGGTGGGTGTCATTTTGATACCCTACAGTTTCATTCTGAATATTAAGTGTATAAAGGTTACTGGTTTGTCTTGCACCATCATTTATATTTGTATACCTTTCTTTTACAGAAATTATATTTTTTTCTTGTAGTTGTTTTATACATCTAATTATTGTTGATTTACTTAATTCTGTCATTTTACCTAATGTTTTATAGCTTGGAAAACACTCGTTATGTTCATCTGCAAAATTTGCTAGGCATATAAGAACCAATTTACAATGACCTGACCCTGTTTGTTGCTTTGATGCCCAATCACACGCTGACCAACTCATTTATCTTTCTTTTCTTTTTTAGAATGTTTAATTTTTTCTAAATAAAAATCATGTCCAGTAACTTCATTATTTGTAAATTCAAATATGATTTCTGCCTCTCTATGATTTGGTTTTCTTTCTCCACGACACCACATTTCAATATTTCTATGCTTTAAACCAATATCTAATGCAAATGAACGTATACTTTTATAATTGTTATCTATCCAATCTCGTAATCTCATAATAACCTCCAAAAAACACCATAATATTTTTTTATTCTATTGTAAACATCAAAAAAGTGTTTACAACTCTTTTCTGTTGGTGTACCTTAAAAAATAAAAATGGAAAAAAAAATGAAACTAGAAAAAAATACAATAAATTACTTTTTTAACAATAAGCAGTTAGCAAACTTAACAGACAAACAACTTTCCTTTCTTCATCAACAATTACAACAGGAATGGACAGCTAGGATAAATGACCAAGCTAAAAGGACAAGTGCCTATCCTGATACAATAGTTGTTGGTTTCTCTTCAGAAAGGTTTAAAAAATATGGAAAATAATCCTTTTGATAGATTTGGTATTAAACATCTTTCGCCATCAAGTTTGAATAAATTTGTATCTGACCCTGTTTTATATACGTTAAGTTATATTTACAAAATAAAAGAACCTTCATCTGCTCCTGCAACAAGAGGTCATGTAGTTGAACATGCTCTTTCAAAAAAATTCTCTGGTCAAATAGTTGAAGAAAAAGAATTAATCAGTGATTATACAAAAAGAATAATAGAAAATAATATAGACCTTGATAATGAAAAAGCTCTTTCAGAAAAAGAAAACTTATATGCTTTTTATCAACAGGCAATAAATAATATATCGTATAAAGGCTTAATTAAGTTTCAAGATTTTGCTGAAATTAGAAATGATGATTTACCTATACCTATAATTGGTTACATTGATTTTGTATTTGAAGATTGTATTGTTGATTTAAAAACAACAAATAAAATGCCAAGTAAATTATCAGAAGCAGTTAAAAGACAAATGGCTTGCTACTCGTTGGTTTACCCAAATAAAAAAATATTTGTTGAATATGTTTCATCAAAAAAGCATAGAACATTTGAAATTACAGATATAAAAAAATATCAAGATCAATTATTTGCTATTGCTATAGCATTACAAAAATTCTTAGGTGATTGTCATTCACCTTGGGATGTATCTTCCAAGTTATTTCCAAATTTAGATAATTGGGCTTGGAGTGAATACCTGAAAACTGAAGCAAAAAAAATATGGAGACAAATATGAGTGAACTTTTAGGTGACAGATTACGTTTAAAAAAAATATGGACAGATTTTACAACAATTGACCCTAGTAATATAAAGGTCGAAGAACGTACATCTGAGATAAATAAAAAAAATATTGACCCAAAAACTGGAAAGGTTTCTTGGGAAAAAGCAAAATTATCTTTGTATTACTTACA